GGCGCCTCGCTCGCGCATGTCGGTGCGGAAGTAGAGCCCGCCGGTGAAGGTGCTCGTGCGTCGGCCGAGCGAGTCGGTCGTCGTCGCGGCCTTCATCACGCGCGCGTTCCAGCGGAGCCGTCCCGCGGAGATCATCGGAGCGGACTCCTAACCTGGCATAGGTCGATTATGGCGTCGGTGCCCATTGGCACCACGGACAGCGAGACCGGCTGCGACGACTCGGGATTGTTGTACCACGCGCCGACGAGCCCGATGATCGCCGACACGAGCTCGTTGGGGATCGACGCGTATCCGGCCACATATGTGACGGTGATCGGCGTTCCCTCGTCGCTTGCCGGCGCCGCCATGAACCTGAGCACCGGGAGCGGCCCGCAGCTGCGGTCGACATAGTAGTCAGCCGACGGCATCGTGGCCGACGATCCTCCGTAGGTGTACGCGACGCTGGTGATGCTCGTGAACGGATGCACCGGGATCATCGTGTCGGCGAACGACGCGAGGTACATGGTCTGCGTCGACGAAGACAGCGCCACGCCGGTACGCCTCTCGACATACGAGGTGGCGGCGTCGATGAGTCGCTGCAGCTCCGTATCGTCGTCGGTGTAGTCGATACGGAGGGCGGCCTTTGTCGTCGCGAGCGTCACGGGCATCTAAAGCCTGCGCGCGCGTTCCCGCGCGCGGAGGCCGAGGAGTGGAGATATCTCACTTGTAGGCGAGGTATCCGAACGCGTTCACATTCGTCACGACGACATCGCTGCGCTTCCACGCGGTGAGGATGGTCATGAGCTTCTGCGCCTGGCTCGTGGTGTCGACCAGGAACTCGAGCGGGCCGCGGTCGTAGATCTCGACATACGACCAGTTGCCGATCACGGCCGCGACATCGTTCGCCGCGAGGGTGGTCGGCATGAACTCGGAGATCGAGACCGGCACGCCGTAGAGCTGGCCGGAGATTCCGTTCGTGAGGCCTTCGGCGACATTGTCGGAGACCTGCCAGAGGTACCGGCTGCTGCCGTCCTTCAACTTGCGGACCGACTTCGCGACCGCGTCGCCCATCATCCACCGGAGGTTGTTGCGGTACCGCGGCAGGATCTTGTGGACGGTCTCGATGACATCGTCGGCGGCGATGGTCGCGAGGCCCTGGCCCGTCGATCCAGCGGTCGCGACATACCGCTGTCCCGTCGCAGCCTTGATGGAGGTGATGCACCCGGTCGGCTGCGCGGGGTTGCCCGTCGCGCTCGCGCTTCCGTCGCCGGTCATGAGGAACTGCTCCTCGGCGAGGTACACGCCGTCGGCGACCTTGCGCGACAGGAAGTCGCCGCCGCCGATGTAGTCCTGCCATGCGAACTTCGTGACGGGCACCTGGCACGCGAACGCGAAGTCGCCGATGGTCTTGCGCGCGAAGGTCACGCCGGACTGGGTGATCGAGTTCGTGACAGCGGCGTAGCTGTCGGTGGTCGTGGTGGACTCGTCGACCAGGTAGCCGGTCGGCGTCGACGCGTCGATCGTGATCTGCTGGTCGCTCGCCACCGAGTAGACGGTCGCGACCGATCGGAGGATGAGCTGCTTCTGCACGAGCTCGACGATGCGGCGCTGCATGTCGACAGGCACCGGAGCGTTGGAGGTGCTGTTCTGGTTCCCGTTGATCGTTCCGCGGATCTCGTGCATGGAGCCCGTCTGCAGGGCGCGCACGAACATCGAGCGGTACTCGGGCGAGGCCTGCACTCCGCCAACGATCTCGTACGCGTTGCGCGGCTCGAGGGTCGACGCGTACGCGTCGATGAGCGGCTTGCTCATCTCGGCCTTCAGCATGTGAGCGCGCTGCGCGCGGGAGATGATGCCGTCGAGCTCGCGGTAGCGGGCATCGAGCTTCTCCCACTGGTCGTGATCCGTCGGGCCGAACGACGCGCGGTCGTTCACCTGCTGCATGTCGAGCAGGGTCTTCTTGCGCTCCTCCATGAGCGACTTGATGTTCGCGATCTCATCCATGTGTCTTCTCCCATTGTGCGCGCAGGTAGATGGTGCGCGCGTTGCGCTCGCGGTCCGCGACGCTGCGGAGCTCGGAGCTGGTGTTCGTTCCATATGCGGCGTCGACGACCACGGAGAGCTCGACGAGCCTCGCCTTGGTCACGGTGCGAAGCGTGCGCTTGTCGTTCCATTCGTCGGCCTCGACATAGAAGCCGAACGACATTTCGCCGGTGAGGTCGCCGCGCTCGATGAGCGCGCGCACATCGTTCCCGAGAGTGGTGTCGGGCATGTCGGCGTCGAACCTGAGGCCGGATGCGGTGTCCTTCAGGCGCAGCGTGCGCGACTTCGTGCGAGCGAGCAGCGCGGCGCCCTGGTGGTTGTAGAGCAGCTTGATGTCGGCGCCGTCGAGGTCGCCGAACGCGCCGCGCGAGATCCGCTCCTGGAACGTGCCGCGCACGCCGGGCTCGGCGATCTCGCCGCTCCACTTGCCGTACGGCACCGCGAGCCCCGCGAGCGCGCGGCCCTCGCCGCTGAAGCGTTCCGATGCGTGCCGCCTGGTAATCATTCGATGGCCCCCGCCTGCTCGCTCGTGTCGCTGCCGATGTTGGTCGTGCCACCGCCGGTTCCGACGTTGAGAGCGAGCGTCGGCTCGTCGAGACCTGGGAGCGGCGCGAGGTCGAGCCATTCGCGCGCCTCGTTCCGCGTGATGACTCCCGCCTCGACGCCCGTGCGGAGCGCGGCCATCTGCTCGGCGATGCCTGGGCGGGTGAGCGCGTCCGTGTCCCATGAGGCTCGCGCGCCCGGCGCGCAGAGCTTCGCCTCGATCTCGGCGGACCACGCCGCGAGCCAGTGCGAGAGGCACGCGTCGAGGTACATGCGCGAGAGCCACTCCATCGAGCCGTACGAGCTGCCGACGCTCTCGGATAGATAAGACGCCGGCACGCCGAAGATGCGCGATACCTCGGCGACCGAATGGCGCTGCGCCGCCTCGAGCCCCGTGTCGTCCATCGTGCTCGAGATGCGCTCGACCTTGACGCCGTCGCCGAGCACGAGCGGGCGGCCCGCGTTCTCAGGTCCGGCGTGCTTCTTGGTGTAGTGCTCCTCCATCGCCTGCATCAGCTCGGGGCCGATCTGGCGCGGATGGACGATCGCTAGCTTGGGGTTGCCGCCGTTCGCGTACGACTCGAGCGCCATGCGCTCTTGGGTCGCGAGCGTCTGGATGGAGGTCTTGCAGAGTCCGATCGGCGAGTCGCCCCAGAGCGGGGAGATGCCGGGCGCCCGAAGGTGAAAGACCTGCTCGGGCGCGAGCACGCCGTACGCGACGGTGCGGTAGGCGATAGTCCTGCCCTGCGATATCACCGAGAAGGAGTCGGGCTCGAGCGGCAGCAGCTCGAGCAGCTCGCCGCCGACGGTCCTGTTGATCGCGCACGCGGCGTTGCCGTAGAGCAGCGCCTGCAGCTGCATGGACCGGCGCAGGTCGTACGCCGTCGCCGTCGACGACGGCGAGCGGAGCAGCGAGTCCGCGGCGCGGTCGTCGACGGACAGCGGCGTCCGCGCGATGTCCGAGGCGATGAGAGTCGCCGCGCGGTAGACGGGCGCGTGCTGCAGGCTTGCGGCGCAGCCGCCGAACGCGACGCACGCGCGCGACGACCCCACGAGCGTCGTGGAGGTACCGCCCGAGAGCCATCGGCGCACGATGTTCCCTAGCCCCATGCGAGCATTGTGCCGCGCTGTCAAGCGCGCGATGGTGCCCTAATTCACGATTGCAGGAGAAAGTCGTAGCTCGTGCTCGACTGCCCGCCCCAGCAGTGCACGGCGATGATCGAGGCGACGAGCGCGTCGATCACCTTGGTCTGCTTCTCCTTGGTCACGGTGATGTTGCCGTTCCTGTCGCGGTGCGCGTCCGCCTGCCGGCACGCGGTCTGCAGGATGGGGTCGTGTCCGACGACCATCCGCCTCGAGGCCCACAGCTGCTGGAACAGCTGGCAGCCCGGCCCGAACGTCGACACGCCCATCGAGTATCCCTCGAGCGGCACGCCCGCGGTCTCGAGGCGCTTGACGAAGTCGGCGGCGCCCCAGCGGTCGAACCCGACCCGAACGAGGTTGAAGCGCTTGCCGAGATCCGCGACGCAGGCCGCCACCTGCCCATGGTCGATGGCAGCGCCTGGAGTCAGCGTCAGGTGCCCGAGCTCGGACCATTGCCGCACGGGCAGCCTGTACTCCCGCTCTCGGCGCTCGAGGTTCGCGTCGGGCCAGAAGTACGAACCCTGCAGCGCCACGCGCCCGTCGGGTAGCGGCACGGCGAGAACCACGGCGGTCATGTCCATGCTCTTCGACAGGTCGACGCCGACGTAGGCGTCGCGCCCCTCGAGCGCCTTCCAGTCGATCTCCTGCCCGCCTGGCCAGAGCTCCATGTCGAGCCAGTTGGTCGACTCGACCGGCGTCCGCGCGCAGTGGTAGCGGCTGAACTCGGAGCGCCCGACTTGGTCGCGGCGCTTGCGCTCCCATGCCGCTCGCAGCGAGCGGACGGTCGGAACGCCGTGCTCCATGTTGGGATTCGCCTTGTGCCACGCCGACTCGTCGCCAAGGTCGTCGTCCGCGTCGATCCCGAACAGGAACGGTGCATATGCGTCGTCGTTGCTCTCGCTCTCGAGCACGGATTCGGCGCGGGCGACGAAGGTGCCGTACACGCCGTCGGGCGTGCCGGCGGGCGTCGAGACGATGAGCCCGCGTCCGCCGCGCGTCTTCACGGTGGCGCTCTCGAGCTTGGGCAGGATCTCGGGGTCGGTGAACTCGTGGACCTCGTCGGCGACCCAGAGGGTCGGCGTCAAGCCGTCGATGGTGTTCCGCGACGCCGGCAGCGGCGAGAGCTCGCAGTCGTCGTCCGGGCACACGACGCGGTCCCAGAGGATCTTGGTGCCTGGGCGCTCGAGCGGGCGCGCCATCGTGCGCGCGGTGCCGACGCAGATGGCCGCTTGCTCGATGCGGTTGGCGATGACGTGCACGCGGCGTCCGCCGCCGGCCCAGAGGTCGTAGAGCGCGAGCGCGGCGGCGAGCGTGGTCTTGCCGTTTCCGCGGGCGACCTGGAGCAGGCAGAGGCTTGTCCGCCGGCTGCCGTCGTCGGCGTAGCGCCACCCGTACAGGCACGCGACGAGCCAGAGCTGCCAGGGCGCGAGGCGGAACGGCTGACCGCTTGACTCGCCGACGAGCTGCAGGCGGGCGCAGTGCGCGTCGACCTGGGCGACGGCGGACCAGTCGAGCACGAGGTCTGGCCGCTCGAGATCGCGCAGGAACCGACGCGCGGCGAGTCGCAGCCAGCGGTTTGCAGGTCGCGCGCCGGCGGCGGTGGCGTCGACGTACGCGAGCACCGCGGCGGCCGTGTCTTTTTCCGCCGCTGCA